CTAAAGGGACTGAATAGGGACAAATTTATTTATTTTGTCCATCATTTGTTTACCAATCTTATCAGTAGCATGGGTGTAAACTTTTATGGTTGTATTGACATCAGTGTGCCCAACTCTATCCATAATGGATTTGAGCGGTATTCCTAATTCGGCTAATAAAGTAATGTGTGCATGCCTGAATGAGTGGCTAGTAATTACTATACCATATAATTTTTCAGATGTCTTTTTTATCTTACGGTTTATTGTATTTATCGAAAGGTGTTTCCCTTTATTAGTAATAAAAACAAAATCGCTTCGTAAGTCATTTGTATTTTGGTAATTTAACTCTTCGACTAGCATCTCTTTAACCCTCAGAGGTATGTCTATTGTTCGATATGAGCCGTCGTTCTTAACAGAACCTAATTCAGCATTTGCATGCCCGTTTGTTGTGTAGTCGAGAGTATACTCAATCTTTATCTTTAATTTTTCAAAGTCAATATGATCCCATCTAAGTGCTAATAGTTCCCCTGGTCTCATTCCTGTTAAAAAAATAATCTCAGAAAAGTTTGCGATATGATTGCCATAAATAGGATCTCTTAATTGTTCAATAATTTTTTGGTTCTGTTCAGTTTCTAGATATTTATCTTCAAATTGCTTTTTTGACATCTTTTTACGTTTAGGAGTGACAACATTTTTCATTGGATTAGACATAATATACTCCATTCTAACAGCGTAATTAAGCATCATATTGAGTGGTTGTTTAATTAAATTGATGGTATTATCTGAATACCTGTCCTTCAAATAATCTATAAATTTTTGTAGTAATCTAGCATCAATATTCTTTACAAGAACATCATCTCCGATAAAATCCTTAATCTTTTCAATTGGATGTCTGTAAACTTTCATGGTTCTTGCTTTTACAGTTTTTGAATGTGATGTTTTCCACTCTTCCACCAATTGTCCAAATCGAACAAATTGATCTCCGGAAGATTTTATCCTGCATTCAATTATCTCATTAAGTAATCTCCGTGCCTTTGTTTCGGATTGTTTTGTATATCTATCAAGCGTGACATAAGCCCGTTGACGTTTTCCTGTATAAGGGTCTTTATAATATTCAATAAACTTTATGTTGCCATTTGCCTGTTCTTCGTGCCACATTGTTTTTTACCTCATTTTTTGTTAAAATGGGTATAGTAAAGAGCCTACTTAAAGCAGGTTTTTACTATACTAGATTCGCCTCACGCTCGCACCGACCAAAGTTGAGCGTGGGGCTTTTTGTTTATCATTTATTTTAATCCGTTGCTTGATTTAGAATCAACAACTAGTACGCCATTTTTTTGAATAAAATGAATAGATACGCTTGCATAATACGAACCATCATTCAAGTCCCAACCACAATCTTTTGAAGGTACCTCAGCATCTGTTTCAATATCGTAGTCCGTGCTGTCAGATACACTATTAGGTCTTCCAACTTTTGCAACAACTTCGTCGTAAGTTGTTTGACCTTTGATCAATGAATTGAAATAAGATTCTGACCATTTAAATTTAGCGTCCGCATTTTTAACTTTTGCTCTAGAAGAAGAAGCTTCGATAGAAGAAGACTTGCTATAAGAGGATTCGTATGATTTTGATGTTTTATCGAATGATTTGCTTGCGGTATCGATCACTTTACCATACATTGATTGTGTAACTAGAACAATTATCATTGCTAAAATTGAAATAACGATACTAACATAAGTTAGTGTTTTTTTGCGTTTTCTATTAAAAAATAACGCAAAAAATCCAATAATTAACGCAATTATAGCAATAACAAACGATCCGTTGTTAATGAATGGCATCCATGAGCTAATTAACGCAATTGCGCCAATTATAATTGCAATAATAGGCAAAACTTTCTTTTCAGATTGTTCCATAAAAATCTCCCTACCAGCTTTTTACGTGAATCAGGCATTGCACATTATTATTTAAATTAATTTTTTAAACTCTGCCTGAATCATTTCTTGTCCCCAAACAGTGGAAATCTTGTAATGATTCGCAAATTTTAACCAGTCAAAGCTATAAATATCATGATTAGCGAGATAGTCTTTCAACAACTCTCTAATCATGTATTTATCTGCTTGATTTTCGTATTGTAATAATAAACGTTTATAGATATATGGATTATGATTGTTAATCATGTGTCCTAGTTCATGCAATATTACTTTGTTTCTATCTATTTCAGACAATTTATTATTGACATATATAGTCCTTGTGTCCGGGAAGTAAAAACCATCGCGTCCCCATATGTCCCCATCGAACACAAACAGGGAAACATTGTATTCCGATAATAACTCATTTATCTTCATTCCCCGTCACCCCCATCGAGAGTCTTATTATCTGTTCGATTTTACTAACATCTTCATCTGATAGAGGTTTGCCATCAAACATAACAACGCGCTCGCGTAGGTTCGATAGGTCAATGGTTGACTGCCGATCAGATTTTTCTTCAGCAAAGCTTTCTGGGTTGATCCCTAATGCGTCGCAAATTTTAAAGATAGTTTCCGCTTTTGCATTCATTACACCACGTTCCAAAATTGAACGCATTGTTGTATACGGAATATCATTTTCAATAGCAAAAGCTCTAATGCTATTGTATCTACTTTCGATAACCCTCTTTAAATCTTTTTCATTCATTTTTTTAATTTCCTTCTTGTTCTTTCTACTATAGAATAACACACGAAAAATCATATTTCAAGAGAAAAAGTTACAAAAAAACATAAAAAAACAGTTGACAATATACGAAAAATCATATATGATTAAATCAAGCTTAAGGAAACGACAGCTGTTTAAAATAAAAATATATACGAAAAATCGTATTAGAAAGGATCCATATGAAAAACATCGAATACATTCGGAAAGAGAAAGGAGTTTCATTGGTTGATATTGCAGACTGCTTACAATTGAAATCTCAAACGGTTCGAGAAAAAATTAACGGTGACTCTGATTTTAAATTTGGCGAAGCATTGAAAGTTCAACAAACTTTTTTTCCAGAATTTGATATCGTATATCTTTTTAAAGAGCGTAAAGAACTATCTGTAGGATGATATACGAAAATTCGTAGAAAGGACATGCATGAACGAACTAGCATTATCAAATAACTTGCAACAAATTGAATTAGAAATTAACCATCACAAGCAGATTGCAGGACAGTCTATTTGGGAAATAGGCATTAGGTTAAAACATGTTAAGGAAAATGATTTGGCTCATGGTCAATTTATGGAATGGTATCAAAAAATTGGACTTGATAAAGATTTTGTTAGCAAATCTATGACAATCGCTAAAGAACTCCCGAATTTCGAGACGTTACGAAATTTAGGAACTACAGCTTTACACCTCATCGCTACTCTACCAGATGAGCAAAAGCAAGAACAGATTGAACGGATTGAAAGTGGCGATAACCCAACTGTCAGAGAGTTGCAAGAAATCAAGCGAGAGAACAACCGACTAAAAGCTGAAAATACTCGTTTGGAACAACAAAAAGAGAATTTAGCAGAGCAAGCCTTGACTGCTAAAATCGTTGAAAAAGAAGTTATCAAGGAAGTTGTTCCTGATGATTATGAAAGCACTAAGCAACTTAATCAGACTTTGCTTGGCAAGAATAAAGAACTAAGTAAGATGGTTGATGATGCCTTGCAGCACGAGGAGTATTTAAAAAGTCAACTTAAAGAATTCTATGCTAAGCGTGATGAGGTCAATCATAAATCAGCTAAGTATGATGAGCTAACAGAAGCGATTAAACAGTCAGAAGGTAAACTCAATAGCTATCAAAAGAAGATTGCATCATACAAGAATATCACTGAACTACTCAAAAAAGGCGATTTGCTATTACTTGAAATGAGCGGACTTATCTATGCTGATGAAACGCACTATATCCAGCGTGACGGGCTTATTAAGCAAGAGTTCGATAGCGCTTGGTCGATAGAGGTCTAAAGCTCTTTAATGACCTTGATATGAAGCGTAAGAACACTGAAATTTTAGAAGGAGAAGTCTTATGAATGAACTAACAACAACTCAACAACTGATTGAAATGTCAAAAATGCAGACAGTGACTTTAGAAAAGGTTGATAACTTAGAAAAAGGATTATTGCAAGCGCAGAATGATATTCAAGAAATCATGGATACATCTTATTTACATCCTGGAATTATTAATATGATTACTAAAAAACGTCGTAAACGTGTCATTGATTGTATGGGCGGAAAATCTGCAAAAGCTTATAAAACCTTTAAAGTAGACGAGGAAGGCAGAAAGCATCGTTTTTCAAGTGAAGTATTCCGAGAAATGGAACTTGATTTCAAAGCAGAATTTGATCTCAATAGCTACGCTGAATTGTCTAAATCTAAGAAAGAAGAGGCGCTTGAATATATCGCTATGTGGGAACCGTGCACGAATACTAAACGAAAAATTAATCTGTTGAACAAACAGACTGAACTTGAACTGATTGGGTAAGAAAGGAACAAATCTAATGGAACTAACAATCACGCAAAGTCTGACTTTATTACCATTCGTAATTTTCGTGCTGGTTAAATTACTAAAGTCGGACTACACGTCAACAATCGAAATTGAAGAAGTTGAAGAACAGCAAGAACGAAATCCATACTATGGAGCGTTCATACAAAATCAAAGTGTATATCACTAAGGAGAAAGAACATGATTACTATTTTAAAAGAAATAAACCAAACACTAAAAGAAATCCTAGCAGAATTAAAAGAACCTACTGTTACCACAGTAGATTCTGAAAAGTTAAGTAATACGCTAACTACTGAACAGAAGATACGCCGATTATCTGGTCAATAAACAGAACAACAAATGGAAGGTTCAAAGTAGATTCTTTTGATGTTGACAAAGTAGCATCAACAAGCAACATAAATCTTTCGTTGTCATCTTTATTTTCTTTACGATATTCCAAGAATTCAAGGACATGAGCATACTTGGCTTTATCAGGATTTTCAGGTAATAAAGTTCCAGTGAATATTCCACTCGCTGTAATCACATTAAGCTTACAATTGCTTTTTTCCGAAAAAATAGCGACATCTGCAATAAGATTAGTTTTTAAAACGTCGTTCATTATAATCACCTCCTTTCGAGATGATTATACCACTAAAAAAGTCCGACGGGAATCGGACTCAAATAAAAAAATAATTTACTTAATTATAACATAAGAGAGGCAGCGAATGGAAGTATACACAGTCGAAAAAGTCAGTATTGCTCCAATACTTCTGAATGACGAAACAGCAGCGCTTGCGTTTAGCTTACGGCCTGACGAGGTCGGAACAATTAGAAGAGAGATGCAAAAAATGCCACGCTGGTATTCTCAGCTATACAACTATGGAAAACTGATGAAAGCCGAAGCGTTAGAGAGATATCTTGCATACCGAGGCACAGAAGAGTGGAAAAAAGAATATAAGAAAGCGACAGGAAAGACAAAATGAAAAAATTATTTAACTTTATTTTTACAAAACCAAAAAAACAGGAAGAAAAACAAAAATGGACAATCGAAACACATGGCTGGGAAGCTAATGCACGACGTTACGACAATATGATTGAACGTAATAATAGAGGGCGTACATGTTAAAAGAAAATTTTTTTGAAAGCGATGAATGATGCATATTGAAGAAGTAAAAAACAACCAATTTTATCAGTTTCCGCAGTGGTTGTTAAAAGAGCCATATAACGTTCTGAGCGATAAAGCAAAATTAATTTATATGTTGTTGTTTGATCGCAGAACACTATCTGTGGAAAATAAGTGGTTTGATGATGACGGTAAGGTTTATATGTACTTTACAAACGAGCAATTTATGGAACTACTTAAATGCTCAGAAAAAACAATCATAAAATCTAAAAAAGAACTGTCTAATTTCGGCTTATTAAACGAGGTCAGACAGGGTATAAACAAACCCAACCGCTTATATATCAATGGAACTGTAAAAGTTACAGGTCAAGACCTGAATAATTTACAGCACGGAACTGTAAAAGTTACAGGTCAAGACCTGAATAATTTACAGGGAATCAATACTAATAATATCAATACTAATATATCAATACTAAATAACCAAAACTTAGTGCCTTCTAATCAGACAACTACTAACTATATATATAGTATAGCGGAACAAGAATTTGGTCGGTTGTTGTCTCCTATGGAAATTGAAACTATTCGTACGATGATTAAAGAAAATAATCATGACTTAATTAAGGAAGCTATCAAAAGAACTAAGCTTCAAGGAAAAACTAATCTTAACTATGTTAGAGGTATTTTACGTAACTGGAGAGATGACAACATCACGACAATTGAGCAAATAGAAGCTAAAGAGAAATCTAGGAAATCTAAGCAAGAAGAGGTAAGTGAGTATGATACTTGGTGATGAGAATGCGCTTGATAAAATCGCTTTGTCCTATCAAAAAAATACCAAAAAAGAAGAGACAATTTGTGACAAGCATGACTGTAGCTATATCACAATCCTTAAAACTGGTTTGACAGTTTGCCCTAAATGCCACAAAGAAGATTTGGAAAATCAAAACGATTTACACGTTCAAAAACAATATGAGAGAGAACTCGAAAACAAACGGCTGTACTATCTAAAAAGGTTATCAATCATGGATAGCGAACTGGAAAACGCATCGTTTGATAATTTTAGAACTGACACAATCAAACATAAAGAAGTGCTTGTTTGGGCTAAAACAATGGCTAACGATTGGTTTAAAGGAGGTCAGGGTAACATTATCATGACTGGTAAAGCTGGACGAGGCAAAAGTCATCTAGCTTACAGCATTATCAGAGGACTGTCAGATAAGACGAAGAAGCTAGGACTACTTGTAAACGTTACTGATTTGTTATCAGAAATAAAGCGAGACTTTAGTAAAGAGGCGTTTTGGTTGGACAAATTAAAAGAGGTTGATTATCTAGTTTTGGACGATTTAGGTGCTGAAAAGGTTAGCGATTGGTCGACAAGTATTATATATAGCTTACTTAACAAGCGTACAAATACAATCATCACGACAAATCTTACACCAGCTGAAATTAGACAGGCGTATGGAGAGAGAATTGCATCACGTATACGAAAAGGTTGTGATAAAAGCCATATCATGGAATTCGAAGGAATGGAAGACGAAAGAATGAAATTATGGAACTAACATTAACAACATTTTTTGGCTTATCAGAAGAGCATGTAGCAAGAATTATGGCTCTAGATGAAACTAGTCGAAATAAAAAAATTGAAGAATACAGGCAGTTAAGACTGCGCAGAGGGAGGATTGACTTTGGAAAATAGACCAGATTTGAAATTAGTAGCTGAATTAGAAAATAGGATTAAAGACTTAAAAATCGAAAATGAAATCTTAAAGTCTAAAAACATTGATTTGTCTGAAGATGTTAAACATTTAAAAGATGAATATCGAGAAAAAGATGGCTCTATGGCAGATATTATGATTAATAACAAAAATCTAAGAAAAGAAAACAATGAGTTGCGAGCAATGTTTGACTTTATTAAAGATAGACTAGAGAAATTCGCAGGTAGCTATCATGGTAGAAATTAGGATTAATGGCGAACTTGTAACGTTTGACGGTAATTTTAGGGATGCTTTTATATTTACAATTGACTATTTACGAGACAGTGAAGAGCCTACGCTAAGGCAGACTTACAACGAATTTAAAGACTATACAGACGAAGACTTGATAGAATACATTGTGGACTAA